CTTTGTTTAAGGTTATGAAATCAAGTTAATTTTAGGAGTGTGCTTAAATGTATGGAAGCGAAGGTTTAGACGGTATTTGGACGTTGGCAAAGATAGGATTGTTTTTTATTGGACTTTCTGTTATTGGTGTTGTTGGATTTAGCGGTTATTTGCTGTTTAAGTTGTTTAATTAACCTGCAGCTACAAAACCACCTGCAATGTGATTATCTCCGCTGTATGAGACTGTGAGAGGTGTTAAATAAAAGAAAAAACCGCTGTGTTAGCGGTTAGATGTAGTCATTAATATTTAATCCGTGACTTGCTAGAAAGTTTCTATATTGTTCTGTCATTTCTAAGGACAAACTTATTAAATTATGATTATCTCTGCCACATTTGCACCAAGACTCATATTCGCGTATCCATCCCTTTTCGATATCGGATAGGTTGTTGTATGTTTTCATTATTTTTCAGTCTCCTTTTTAATTATATTTCGGATATACTCACTGACTGTTACCTCTTGCTCTGAGGACAGTTGTTGGAGTTGTTGCCATTCTTGGTTGCTGAACTTAATTGAGTGATTTTTTCTAAGTGTTTCCGTTAGTTTGGGGCGACCTACTTTCGACATGTTTACCTCCTATTTAACTGATTTTGTAAATGTAGTAGATTAAACCTTCGGTGCTTTCATACTCAAATATTTGCGGTACGTTCTCTAATTTACTGATGTGGTGCTGAATGTAATCGTCCTCGGCATCGTCTGAGATTAGAAAACTATTGCCAGTTACGTTGTTGCGTATGTGGTTAGCGATTTCGTTTTGGATACTGTTGTGGTTTATGGATGCGGTGAAGGTAAATTTCATGTGTTTACTCCTCCTTAATTTTCGTGTGGATGTTTATTAATTAGAGTATACAGGATGATTGAATTATTGTCAACACGTTTTTTATTGTTTTTTTTTGAGAATTGAGTTTTGCTTGCATTTGTGGGCAGAACTGAGTTTTTAGGAAGGAAGTGAGTTTTGTGAGGTTTAGCTGTAATGATTGTAGGCATAACGAGGTTTGTAAATATCGGGATGATTATAAAAAGGCTGTTGAATCGGTTAAGAAAATAGAGATTGCGGATAACTTTAGCGTAGAGGTTAATTGCAAGTATTATCGGAGTGAACAGAATAGCTTTTTAAGAAATCAATATATGGTGTAAATGTAGTTTATTTATAGAAGTATTGAAATGAGGTGAGAAGATGAAAATTCCGAAGGTTGGTAGACCGCTGAAATTTCAGAGCGTTGAGGAAATGGAAAAGTTAATCAATACTTATTTTGATAGCTGTTTTAAGATAAATGAGGAAACGGGAGAAGCGGAGCAGATTGAACCGTTTACCGTAACGGGATTGGCTTTAGCTGTTGGAACGGATAGGAAGGGATTGTGTGAGTACGCTGAAAGGCCAGAATTTAGCAACACGATTAAAAAAGCTAAGGCTTACATAGAGCAATATGCGGAGAAATCAGCTTATACTGCCCGAAATCCAGCAGGGCCATTATTTATACTGAAAAACTTCGGTTGGAGCGATACTCAAAAGATAGAAATGACCGGAAAAGACGGTGGCCCTGTAGAAATGGAGCTTACTTCCGCAGAGTTAGCCCGGAAAGCCAAAGAAGTACTTGGACAGTAGTATGGCTATGTACGCGCTGTATATAGTTTGGTTCCTATAATAAGTGTTATGTCAACCAGTGAAACGGATAAAAGCCCGTAAACACTGGTTTTTTCTATTTGACCACAAATATCCATAGTAAAAACGGAACCAAAAGCCCAAAAGTCCACCCCAAAAAGACAATCTACCATTTATTGTAGTAGTCGCAATGCTAGGGTTGTGACACTATATTGTGCTGTTGTACTGGTGTGTGCGCTAGGCTGTAGGTGTGGGTATGTGATCACCCCCCCCTATGAGACAATCGATACCGGGGGTGGGTTCGCATTATAGTATATAGTACCGTCACATATAGAAGTCAATTAAGCAATTTTAATATCGTACCTTCATAGACATAATACACATCTATCTAATTAAGAAAGGAGAACCTAAGATGCCCAAAATCAAGACTATCAAAATCAGTCAATACGAACTAACACTATCTCCAGATGAAATGACTGAACTATGGTGCATTATGTCCGATTTACATAATGGGATAAAACCAAAACAATTAGTCACAAGAAAATGGTATGACATTCTTGAAGATGTTAGACCTGGTGGCGGTTTTGAACAAAGAGAATACATTGACTAACCGAGAACGGGGGTACTAACCATTGAAAGAAGATGAAAAGCAATTCTTCCTACAGGTCGTTAATGGATGCACAAAACCATACAAAGATGGTTCACGCATTAGACCGAGAGACATTATCAACTCCGAAGGATTTACTATGCACTATAAGCGGTCATGGTACTTGCTGGGCAAATGGAGTGACAAAGGTTGGTATGATTATGGAGTAACTCTTGACTTAGGTTGGATAACTCTAAAAGGTTATGAGGTTGCTGAATCTTTATTAAATTAACTACCCCCCTATCCCATTTCAGATTAGAAAAAACATTTTTCCGGCAACCTAAAATTTTTAAAAATTTCGCTATAAATTCCGAGACTGAGAACAGGAGGTAATACATAAATGTGTGATCAATACAAACCAATAGAATCAAATCCCGATGCTAAGTCAAACGTCGATCCTTCTAAAACATTTACTGTTGGCAGGAAAGATATAGACTGCTATATTTCAGAAAAATTTCCTAGTTTCTTAAAAGAGACTCCCGAAAATATTAAACCTACCGTTATACTTTGTCGTCCTGAGTTTCTTAAAGACGCTAAAAAGTTAGCCGGTATAAATTGAAACAGGCGGTGACAATATGCCTAAAACTCCTGCTTGGTCCAGAAAAGAAGGTAAGAATAAATCTGGAGGCCTAAACGAGAAAGGTCGTAAATCCTACGAAAAGGAAAATCCCGGTAGTAATCTTAAACCTCCCGTATCTAAGGAACAAGCTAAAAAATCCCCTAAATCAGCGGCAAGAAGAAAGTCCTTCTGCGCCCGTATGGGTGGTATGCCGGGACCGATGAAGGATGAAAAGGGCATACCAACGAGGAAAAAATTGGCCCTTGATAAATGGGACTGTTAAATTAACCGAGGACGGTGCGGAAATGGTTAAAAACATCAAGGCATTAAGAGACAAGAAGAATGGCAGGGTAACTATCGAAACGCTTGCCAATGGTATACATGAAGATGTTTTAAATGGAGAAGTAACTTCTCTAATTATTATACAAGTTGATAAAAATGACAGAGTCTATGCCGGTTGGTCAACTAACTCTCTGGAAGCGATAGGATTAATGCAGACAGGTATTGATCAAGTATTGCGGGCAATGAAAACTTAACATTCTAAGGAGGAATATCAATGGCAAAAGAATATTCACATATCGGTAAACCTGTAGGCACAGAAGGTATTTTTGTAGGTACGGAAGGTTCTGAAATACAATTAGCATCCGCAACAGGTGGTCTATATCAATCCGGTACGGCAGTAACCGCTAGTGCAGCAGAACTAAATATTATGGATGGAGTTACTGCGTCAGCGGCAGAGATAAACCTTATTGACGGTTCCGTTGCAGGTACGGCAGTAGCATCTAAGGCGTTAGTATTGGGTGCAAATAAAAACGTAGACGTTCTTGCTGTTGCCGACTTAAAACTTGGTGCGGCGGCAGGTACGTCAGTTACTTCTACCGCAGCAGAGTTGAATTTGCTGGATGGTTCTGTCACAGGTACTGCGGTAGCTAGTAAAGCATTGGTGCTGGGAACTAATAAGAATGTAGACGTTCTTGCTGTTGCTGACCTTAAATTAGGTGCAGGTGCAGGCACTTCTGTAACCTCTACTGCTGCTGAGTTAAACATACTTGATGGTGTAACTATGACAGCAACACAGATTAACCTACTTACCCAAGGCGTAGAGGCAGGTTATAAAATTGCTCGCGGTACTGCTGCTGTAGATGCAGCAAGTAAAGATATTGTAACTGGTCTAGCAACAGTTGTGGGTGTTGTTGCTTCTATGGTAGGCGATCCATCATTGACCCATATGTATTCAAGTGCAACAGTTGGAGATCAGGCAGGCGCACCGGCAGCAGGCAGTATTAGAATAAAGTCTTGGAAACCGACAGCGACAGGTGATGTAACCCCTACCGCCGCATCTAGTCCGTTCGGTAATGTTGCGTGGATTGCTATCGGTACTTAAATAAAAGAGGTAAATAATAGCTGGTGAGAACATGGCAAAACTAACTGCAAAAGAAAAAGAAGCGTTACGATTTATTAATGAATTAGAACGGCGGCAGAAGGAAGAACATATTCGCTTTATTAGACCTTACGACAAGCAGGAAAAGTTTCTATTATCCAATAAAAGGAATAGCTGGATACTTGGTGGGAATCGCACAGGAAAAACGGAATCTGGCGCAATTAGGGCGGTATTCCTTGCTTTAGGTGAGAGAATACGCCCTTATCTTATAGATTGGCCGGATGATTTAAGGGAGAAATATGAACCTCTAATAACCCGTTTTGGCGGTAAACCTACTCGCGGTTGGATATGTTCCGTATCCTTTGAGGTACAAAGGGACGTTACTCAGAAGAAAATATTAGGTGACGTTGAAACCGGAATACCTGGATTGTTACCGTTAAGAGAGATTAAGAAAATAACCTACCGCAGTACAGGTATTATAGATACCATACGACTTGTCGGTGGTGGTATTATTGGATTTAAGTCCTATGACCAAGGCAGAGAGAAGTTTCAGGGTTCATCTCAACATTGGTGTATTGCAGAAGATCAACGTGTATTTATGGCTGACGGAACATATAAACCCATACAAGATGTATGTCCCGGAGATATGGTTGTAACTAAAAATGGTTGCGGTAAAATGGTAACCAGAAAAGTAGTTGCTAAGCATGACATGGGAGAAAAACCTGTATTTGATGTTGTTACTGGTAAATCTCCTTGGATACAACTTACAGAAGATCACGAAGTATATGTTTCTTCTAAGAAAAAGAAAAAAGTTGTTGATGCTGACAGAATATACTTGTCTGATATGAATTTTCAGCCTAGTACAACCGAGAATATGCCGGAAGGCTTTTATCCTTGGTTGGGACTTGTGCTTAGCGAAGGTACCACATCTGAAAAGAAAATAACTATTGGCAGTGAGGAAATAGTTGCTGCCGCCAAAGAGTATTTACCTAGCGGTGTATATTTGCGGAAAACTGAGTTTAAAGCCTGCAATCATGTTCCAGATTGGCATATCAATAATTGGCCTGAGTTCTGGAAGGTAGTACCTGCCGGACTTGCCTATGAGAAATATGTACCAGATTGGGTTTTCCGTTCAGACAAAGAGCATATTGCTCTTTTTTTGCGTTATCTATTTGCCGGTGATGGTTGGGCAAGCGGTCATACAATTGGCTATGCTTCTACTTCTCGCAGACTGGCAGAAGATGTATGCTTATTATTAAGGCGCTTAGGTGTACGCTCAAGTTTTACTAAAAAGAAGAGTCAAAAGGTTGGGGTTTGGCGCGACCAATGGTGGGTTATGGTTTGCTCTGCCGACCATGTAGTTAGGTTTTCCGACAGTATTGGAATAGAGGGTAAGCAAGAAGCAGTTAATGCTGTTGTTTGCGAAGCTAAAAGACGTATAGAGAGTAAAATAAATAATACTGGTTTCTTAATTCCAAGATGTAAAAACGAAGAAGATAGTTTTAAATGGAAAAAACAAAATAGCAGAGCAAAAGAAACATACGCACGAATTAAAAAACTTATTCCCTTGGGAAATAAGAGAACCTATGACCTATCTATAGAAAAGGATCATAGGTTTTTTGTTGGTACTTGCATGGTTTCAAATTGCTGGATGGATGAAGAAGGACCCAAAGATATCTACACAGAAATAATGATGCGTCTTATGGATACCGAGGGTGACTTATTTGGAACAATGACACCGCTTCAAGGTATGACGTGGGTGTATAATGATATTTACCTTAACGACTCAAAACCCATTGAGAAGCGTGACGATGAAATATTCCTGATAATGGTTGAATGGAACGATAACCCTTACTTATCAGCAAGTGAAAAGAAACGTCTTGAAGCGTCTATGGATGAAGCGGAGTTAGAAGCGCGGAAATATGGGCGTTTTATTATGCCCGGCAAATGTTCCTTTAATATCGGCAGAATAGCGGAGATGCAGAAGAAATGCTATCCCGGCGAGCGAGGCAACCTTATATGGACAAGTCCTGCAAAGGTACAAGTCTATTGGCAACCAGAAGAAAAGGGCGAATATGAGGTATGGTTCCATCCTGAGAAGGGCGCAGAGTATTTAGTACCTGCTGACGTTGCAGAAGGTTTAGAGCATGGCGACTTTGATGCTGTGGGAGTTATTAACCGGCACAGGTTAAGGTTAGATGCTGTATATC